AAAATACTAGGTTACTTTATAAACAAAAAACTTAAAACTTTAATCGAAGTCATTGATGAATTTTAGACTTCGAAAGAACTGTTAAGGAGAAAACAATGGTTATAATAAGAAGAAACCCCGATGGCTCAATCGCAAGCCAAGAAGGACAAGTAACACAATCACACCCAGCATTAGCAAGTAAAAAAGGTATGCAGGCAATGGCAGACGCAGGTAGACCTGTACCTGTAATGATGAGTGAGATTGCTACAAAAATAAACAACGCAAAAGACAAACCTAGAAAACTAAAAGTATTGAAAGATAATGATTCAGTAGCTTTAAGACAAGTTTTAAAAGGTGCTTTTGATCCAAAGATAGAATGGTTATTGCCAAAAGGTGATGATATTCCATATACAGTAAATGACGCTCCAGTAGGAACAGAACATACTCTGTTACAACAAGAAGCAAAAAGATTGTATCTATTCACAAAAGGTGGCGATAGTACTCTATCAGGTACAAAAAGAGAAACGCTTTTTATTCAAATGTTAGAAGGATTATCTGCTCAAGAAGCAGAATTTTTAGTTACAGTAGTCAACAAAAAAATCAATAACAAGTACAAAGGATTTACAGCGAATCTAGTCAAAGATGCTTTTGGTTGGAATGACGATTTCATGAAAAAAGAGTAATATTAGGGGTTATTAATGTAATAAATCTAGAGCCCCCTATCTAAAACCCTTATTTTTCAACAGTTTAAGACACCCTTAAATCGTTGATTTATAAGGGTTTTTTTATGTGGAATAATCCAGAAAAGCGCAGAAAATAAGGGTTTTTTAGTCCATTTTTATTGGAATAATGCTTGTATTTCATGCTAATATAGTATATAATATAAGTATATTAACAAAAAAGAAAGACTACATTATGAAAAAAAGAAAAATTGACTTCACTTACAAGACTTTAGATGTTGTATTTAAAGAGTTTAAAGAACAAAAAGATGTCTTTGCTCAACTTGACTATGCCAAACAATTAAAGGCTGACGCATATGACTATGTGTACAAAGAGTTAAATCTCGACAATGTAATTAAAAGATTACAAAATACAATCGTAATTAATTATTAGTATTATGACTATATTATTATACATCACACTATCGCTAACTGTCTTTTTTGCATATTGCATGGCAGTTGCTTACTATCAAATGTTCAAAGAAGAAATAGGAGAACTTTAATATGAATAATATGGCACTTGCTATAGTTAGAAATATTGCTTATAGTCAAATCAATAAAATCAATAAAAAGATTAAAGAAGAAATAGAAATTGATGATGAATTAGGTAAAATTCTCTTAAAAAGAATAGATATCAATATGAAGAATGCTATTAATAAAATACTTCATGACTACAAACTACAACAATAAATAAAAGAAAGGCTACATTTTGAAATTAAATAGATACGAAAAGAAAATAATAAAAGGAATTATCGCTAGTCGTAAAGGTATTTACGAAACACCTAGACGAGTTAGAGAAAAATATACACCTTGTAAAGAATATGAAGCTGCTATATCCTTGTTCATGAAAAAACTTGTATATTCAGAAGCTTCAAATGAATTAGAGTTTGAAGGTCCTGCTACACCTGAACCAAAGTTTAGATGGTTTACTTGTAGATTACATAAATCATATGCTACAAAAAGAGACTTAAAAAAACTAATATGAAATCACTTCAATTGTATTTAATACTTCTTTGTTTATTTGCTATCTTTATGATAGCAGGTAACAACAATGAAAAATTATGTACAGATGATGGTTGTCCTGAATTTTTAGAAAGTGAATGGACAACTACAACTGAAGTTGACGAGATAGAACAATGGATTGAAAACCCTGCTGCCACAAGTTTAAATTTTAAAAAAATAACTTTAGAGTATGGTGTTCATACAATTGTTGAAAAAACATATCATCTACCAGATATTGATACATCATCAAAAGATAATTTTGTTATATCATTGAACAGTTGTATTAATTATCTATATCAAAATATAGAATCAGAATATCAAATACCTAACGAGTTAATTATTGCTCAGGCAGTTATAGAAACTGGTTGGGGTACTTCTAGATTTGCCAATGAAGGCAATAATCTATTTGGTATTAGAACATGGAATAAAGATGAATCATATTTGTTACCTATACCTTGGACTAAATGGCCTGGGTGGGGTGTAAAAATGTATAGAAGTAAATGTGAAAGTGTTGTTGATTACTTGCATATATTAAACAATGTTTATGCTTTTGAAGAACTAAGAGAGGCAAGAGCAAACGGTGTCAAAGACGCATTAGAATTAGCAAACTATCTAGACAAATATGCTAGTAAACCTACATATGTTGAACTAGTAAAAGAAATAATACAATATAACTTGAGAGGTAAATATGAACTATAATGAAAAACTATTTTGGAAACGAGTAGATAATCTTAGCAGAGCGATGAAGAATGCTAAAGACCTTAGTTTTAAAAGACTATGGGAAGATAAACTACAATTACTACTTCAAAATCAACCAAAAGGCTTGACAAAACATTAATTACCTGATATAATACTACTATACAATGAATATATTTTATCTACATAATGATACAAAGACTTGTGCTGAGCTTCATGTTGATAAGCATGTTGTAAAAATGATTGTTGAATATGCACAATTACTTTCAACGGCTAAGAGAATGACAGACGGCATTAAGTATGAAGCAAAATCAAAGACAGGCAGAAAAGTACAAAGATATAGACTAGAAAATCCTAATGAAGAAGCAACAATTTACAAAGCAGTACATTATCACCACCCTAGTGCTGTTTGGGCTCGTTCTTCTACTCAGCACTACAACTGGTTGTACTCGCTGTTCAGGGAACTTGGGCGAGAATATACCCACAGATATAAAAAAGACCACAGTACGATTGAACTGCTCAAAGACCTTTTAAAGTATCCACCAACTAATCTAAAAGACAATGGCTGGTCAGAACCACCACCTGCTATGTCCCATTATCCACAATGTATAGTACCAGGTGATTCTATACAATCATATAAAAACTATTACATAGAAGCAAAAGCATATTTTGCTAAGTGGACTAATAGAGAAACACCAGAGTGGTTTGAAAGTAACATAACATGAAAAATTATTGGGATTTAATAATGAACGATAGAATAAACGCTCTTAGTAAAGCACCTATGCAGGTGAAACTAATGTCTATGCAAATATTAGCATGGATGTGGTCTGCTGTATTTGGGATTTACATTGTAGAGAGCATCTATGCTTTTGGCATATCAGCATTAGCACACGCCTTATTGGTTGCGGCTATATTTTTAACTGCATACTACTTTAAGCAAGTACAAGATGAAAAAATTAGTACAAGTCTTAGAGGCATAGGTGGCGAACATGAATAGGATAATATAATGGGTAAACATTTAAAGACATCTATGGATGAAAAAGTTATAGACTATCTTGCTATAGAACTATACAAATCTGATCCTGACAATATAGTATTAAATAAATTTATGTCTATGAAGAACGAAGAAGGATACTCTTTAACAAAGACTATAAATAAGTATAAAGAGACAGGCAAACATCCTGACCATTATAATACAGACGGTACATGGAAGTATCCTAGTGGTAAAATAACATTTGATGAGTTTAAACTATAATGCCCACATACAGATTTAAGAACCTGAAAACAGGTGTAGAATATGAGGACTTCATGTCTATTGCAGAAATGGAGAAACTAAAGAAAAACCCTAAGATAGAATTATTACCACCTACAACAGTAAATATTGTATCTAGTGTTGGTAGTCTTGATGGTAAAACTGATAGTGGTTGGAAAGAAGTAATGTCTAAAGCTGCAGAAGCACACCCTAATACTCCTCTTGCTGAGAGATATGGTAAAAAGACTGTAAAACAATCGCAAGTTGAAAGAGTAATGAAAAAGCATAGAGACCGTAAGTCTAAAGGCGGAGGTAGATAAATAGTAGCATGGCAGATTTTGATTTCTTAGATGGATTTGAGGGTGATGGCGATTGGGGTTTTACCTCAGTTAAAGAAAAACCTTCAGATGAACAATCTAAACAGACAGAAACAGTAGTTAAACAGACGGCAGACAGTACTGCTAAGGCGGTATCAAGCGATATTGTGAACAGATTAGACAGTAAACTAGATAAAGTTTTATCTCTAATTAATTCTACTAAATCAGCAGTAAACGAGAAGAATCAAACAGAATTAGATATTGCTAAAAAGCAAATGGATGATGAGTATGATTTAAGAAAAGATAATTTAGGCAAAGAACAAAAAGACAAATATGCTCAATTAGAAAAACTTATCATACCTCTGTTAATTAAATTAGCAAAATCACCAGAGGCCTATATACATTGGCCTAATAGAGCTCAAGTTATCGAATCACAAGTCAAAAAAATAATAGCAATTACAAGAGGTAAATAATGAAAAGTAATTATGATAAATGTTTAGAAACAATCTTACATCACGAAGGTGGTTATGTAAATCACCCTAAAGACCCAGGTGGTGAAACAAACTTAGGTGTAACCAAACGAGTATATGAAGAACATGGTGGCACTAAAGATATGAAAGATTTACTAGTTGAAGATGTAGCACCAATATACAAAAAAGGTTATTGGGATAAAATGAAAGGTGATGATTTACCTGGTGGTTTAGACCTATGTGTATTTGACTTTGGCGTAAATGCAGGACCTGGTCGTGCTGCTAAATTCTTACAACAGATGATTGGCACCACGGTTGATGGTGGCATTGGTCCTAATACTTTGGCAAAAGTTGAAGAATATGTAAGAGAAAATGGTGAAGCAGAATCAGTAGAAAAGTATCAATCAATGAGACAAAAGTATTACGAACAATTATCTACTTTTGCTACTTTTGGTAAAGGTTGGACTAGACGAGTTGAAGAAACTACCAAATTAGCGCTTGACATTATCTAGAAAACCTGTTATAATATAAGTCTAAGTTAATTAACAGGAATTATTATGAATAAAATGAATACCTTTTTAAAGGATAAGTACGACATGAAAGAATTTAATCATGTGTCTCTATCAAATCCAATCCCAGATGTATCTACTGAAACTATAAAAGGTAAACGCTTTTATGTTACACCAGAAGGCAAAAAGTATCCTTCAATCACAACAGTTTTATCAGGCAGAAATAGTGAAGGTTTAGTTAGATGGCGACAATCTGTCGGTAATGATGTTGCAAACAATATTATGAGAACTGCAGCTAAACGAGGTACTGCTGTACATACTCTAGTTGAAAACTATTTAAACAATGAAGAACTATCTAATCAAGATGTTTTGCCTACAGCACTATTTACTTTACTGAAACCTGAACTAGATAATATAAATAATATTAGAATACAAGAAGGCGGCTTATACAGCGACTATTATGGCGTTGCAGGTCGTGTTGATTGTATCGCTGATTATAAAGGTGTGTTATCTGTAATTGATTTTAAAACCTCTACTAAAGAAAAAAAAGAAGAATGGGTAGAAAACTATTTTATACAAGGTTCTGCTTATTGTGAAATGTATGAAGAACGATTCGACCAACCAATAGATAGAGTTGTAATTCTTATAGTAACCGAAGATGGTGGTGTACAAACATTTACAAAGTCAAAAGACGATTACCTGCCTTTATTAAAAACAGCAATAAAGGAGTTTAACGAAGGAAATGAAACAAACACTTAAAAATACTTTAGGCATTAGTTTAATTGCCATATACTTTTATGTTTTATTATCACTATTAACTTTTGCACAAGCAGCAGGTTTACTTTTAAGCGTACCAAACGCAAACGAACCATTAGATAATACACCACAATACAATATTGAAGGAATGGTTCAACAACAAATACCTGTTTTCTGTGGTGATTCAAGCTTTATGCTTACTAGTTCAATAAAACTAATGGAAGAATCACATATATTAGTTGGTGAGATTAGAGAAGGTGGTGTACCTAATGGTAAAGTTATAGGACTTTTATCTTTTGGTCATAGTATCGAAAGAGATACTGGTACTTTTTTTATGACATTACCAGGTATAGGACCAGATGGTCAAAGCATGACTTGTATATTAGGATATGGTATGAATTGGAAGTTTTTTGATGATGATGGTAACCCAATGATTTTACAAGATTCTCTGTGAAGGTAATGAAAGTAAGTAGTATGGACCTGGGTGCAATACCCAGCGCCTCCACCATGTTATCATCCTAAATAGACCGAATAAGGGGGCGAAATAGGATCGACAGCTATTAGAAATCGTACTGGAGAGGGTAGTCGGAAGACTCTAAATTCATTATAAACGCAAACAATAATAACTTTGCTTTAGCAGCCTAGGCTGTTAGGGGTTTGCCAGTACCTTGCAACAGAAACTGGCACTACAGCTTGACAAGATATAAAAAATATAGTATAATGATAACATGAATAATTATATACAGATATACAAAGATGTTTTAGATCCCAGTTATTGTAAAGACTTAATTCATAGGTTTGAAACGAATAAAGAACATTATGAATCACATGACCAAGGACCTATGTCATTCACACAAATTAATTTTAATAAGCACTTAGAATATCAAGAAGATGTTACACAACTTTCTAATCTTTATAGTAAGTATGTGAATAAGTACAGAAAAGATTGTGCTATACATCAAGCACAATGGCCTCAACAATATGCCTTTGAAGAAATAAGATTAAAAAGATATTTAGCAAACGACAAGGATGAGTTTGCACCTCATGTAGATTCAATGAATATAGAATCTGCTAAAAGATTTCTAGTATTTTTTATATATCTAGATGATAACGAAAGAGGAGAAACTAATTTTCCTCAGTTAGGCCTGGCGTCACCTTGTAAACAAGGGTCTTTATTAATGTTTCCTCCTTTATGGCCTTGGGTTCATGCAGGTATGAAACCAGTTGAAAAATCAAAATACATGATAGGGAGTTACTTACATTACACATGAGCATAGAAACGATAACACCAAACAAATTTGCTATAATAGTTGAAGATATAGTAAGAAAGAAAAGATGTAATTATATAGACGCTATAGTTATATATTGTACAGAAAATCAAATAGACCCTTCAACAACAAAGTCTATGATTAATAAACAACTTAAAGAAAAGATAGCATACGAAGCACAAAAGTTGAATTTGATGAAAGAAAAAGTAGCTAAATTACCAATATAGAAAGGAGATAGATTATGGGATTATACAATTTTGTTAATAATATGTTAGAGAAGCTTATTGCACCAGCACAGCCGCCTCTAATATTAGACGAACCAATTACTAAAACTGACCTTAAACATAAGACAAAAAAAGAGTTAGAAGAAATTGGCAGAGATTTAGGCATAGAACTAGATAGAAGATTAACTAAAGATAAGTTAATAAAACAATTAGAAAAAGTTATATAATAAGGAGTTATATTATGACAGGAGCAGAAATAGCAATAGTAGTGTTTGCAACATTATGGATTGTAGGAGTAATATCAGGATGATTACACTATTCGATAATAAATTTAGATTTAGAGTAGGCGACAGCGATGAAAAAGGTGGTTGTACATTCAATGGTGGTTGGGAAACTAAAACCACAAACGATTTATTCAAAGATAAAAAAATTGTAATGTTTGGTTTACCAGGTGCATTTACACCAACTTGTTCAGGTGAACAGTTACCAAAATATGAAGAACGATATGACGAGTTTATAGCAAATGGAGTTGATGATGTTTATTGTATATCAGTAAATGACGCTTTCGTGATGAACGCATGGGCAAGAGACTTAGGTATAGAAAAAGTTAAGATGATACCTGATGGTGATGGTGCGTTTACTAGAAGTTTGGGTATGTTAGTAAATAAACCTGCTCAAGGTTTTGGTTTTAGAAGTTGGAGATATTCTACTCTTATTGATAATAAAAGTATAGTACACACAAACGAAGAACTTGGTATTAATAATACAGGTGCTGATGATGATCCTTATGAAGTTTCAGACCCAGACACAATGTTAGAATATTTTAACACGGCGAAGTAAGTGAATGGTTTTGAAATATATAAAATCTATTTGGCAATCAAACTCCACTTCACAAGTAAAAACCAGTCTTACGACTTTCATAAACACAACGGTAGAACAACTGCAAGATTGGCGACCTTTACTAAAAGAAGGGATAGGTATTTCTTTCACAAGCTTAGTAAATCTTATAACGATAAGTCTATTGTTGATTACTTCCTTAGTAATTTTGTTTCTAATACTAATATATGGGTTGGTGACATCATTGGTCAAACTGGCGATGATACTTATAAACAATGGTCAAAAAAATTAGAAGCATTACATTATTATTATGAACAAGATATTGATTATATTATAGAGAGAATGACAACAAAAGATATA